AAAATTCAGACCTTTTTTGCCCTTCTTCTTTTTTGGAATGTTGCGACATTAGTTGGTTTACCCCCAACACCTTGTGGCTTGGCTCTTTTTCTAGATACTGCTGACCTTATCTGAGATTTACTCATTCTTGCAGCTTTAGCAGCAGGTACGCATTTTGGGTATTTGCGACCACTACCTTTAGAGCGACCACACTTGTTGAATCCACCACCTTTTTTTGGTGATCCGATATCAACCCAGTTTTCTTTGAACCATTTAGTAAGTCCGCCTGTGGACCTAGCCACTTCGGTAACCTCCACCTCTTTTTTTGTAAGTTCTAACTAGCCAAGCATTTGCATAAGCAGATGGATAGACTTTGAACTTTCTCTTAGCTTCAGCTTTTACTCTTGAATACAGAGCAGGATTTGTAGGTACATTTCTACCCTTTTTAGCTTTAGCCATATCTACCACTCTTTTGTTTTCTTAACACACCTCTACCCATCAAGATATCAGCTTGTGTTACTTTTCCATCTTTGTTTAGGTCAGGAAAAGTTTTTTTCTTTTTCTTTTTCATCATGATCTAGCTACCTTCTTTGCTCGTGCAGACAAATCTTTGAAATGCACTACAGGTTTCGATGTTTTAGAATGTGTCTTTCCTGTATGTATACTTCCATTAGGCATCTTGTGTACTGCACCTTTGAACTCTTTGCCTGTTTTGAAATAATGTTTGGTTTTAGCACCCATCAACATTTACCCTTTTTCTTTTTACCTTTTTTCTTCATTTTATGATATGGCATTATATTAACCTCAATATATCGTTAAATTTGTCACTTACCAAAACAAACACAACTATTGCACCATAAGCGATGTATTTAAATCTAAAAACTTCTGTCTTTATATCTTTAACATCATCCATCAGATCATCAATATCTTTTGCCATGTGAGACAGATGGTTTGTTTTAATTATTTCTACTTCTCTTTTGAGTAATTCTATTTCTGTTTTGATATCCTTATCGTTCATGCTAGTGGCAACCTCTTACCTTTTGGGTACATATTCAATGCAATAGCCACAGCTTGTTTTTGTGGTTTACCCTCTTTTCTTAATATTTTTATCTTTTTCGATATTAGTTTTTTACGGCTTTTACCTTTGTAACTAGGTTTAGTCTTTGGAAAAGCCATTAGCTTGGTCCAATACCTATCGGCCTATTTTGCACAGCTTCAAGGGCTAGTTCTTGTTCGTTGAGTTCGAGCTGAGACCTCTTAATCTGTAAGTCTTGTTGTTTCAGAGCAAGGTCGATTGCAGCTTCTTCTTGTTTCAATTTAAGTTCTTGAGCTTTTAACTGTGTATCAATCTCTAGTTCTTGTGCTTGTAATTGTAGTTTTTGTAATTCGACTTGTGCTTTTTGTGCAGCAACCTTCTCATCTAGTGATGGTTCAGGTGGTTGTTGTGGTGGCATCATCTCAGGATTAGATATAAACGAATCTGTATTTTTATATCCTGATTGTGCAATAAATTCACTAATAGCATTGTATAGATTCTTAGGTGTGACCAATGTACCCATACCACCATTTTGTACGATGGTTTGCAATATAGTCATAATACCTGACATAGTTTGCATTTTAGATTGTTGTGATCCACTTCCCACTCCAACATTGACTGTGCAGTTAAGTTTATCTTTCCATCTCGATACATCAATCGGCACAAACTTACCATTGAGATAAAACATTTTTTTTCTATCTTCGTATCTTTGTACTAACGCATAGATGTTCCTAAATAAATCTTTGACTCCAGTTTCTGCAAATATTCTTGCAATCAGTTCAACTCGTTGCATAGCTGACTCTGTAGCTGCTGAAATTGCACCTGATGTCACATGAGATGTTAAAACATCAGGATTGAGACCTTGTGTCATTTTTGAAACACCACTTCTTTCTTCTCTTATCCCATCTAAATACTGAACCATTTGGAACGCATAAGGTTGTATTTGAGGTGTTGGTAGTGCTGTAACAGCACCTGGTGCTCTCATTCTGACAATACCGCCTGGTCTCGAAGTCAATAAATCATCTAGTTCTACTTGTCCTGCAAGGACTGCGTATCGTGCATTGTTCGTTAGATACATATTGTCTAATAGATTACGCATGATTGTAGACTTGATAAGCTGTATATCTTTGACAGTATCAGCAATACTCATGCCATAAAACTTGTGAGGTATCGGTAATGGGCAGATAGCTGAAAAAGGAATCATGTCGATTTCTTCATTGTCTAAGATATAGTTGCCACCTTTGGTGATCTTTCTTAGTTCTGCTATACCATCGTTATCGAAGTCGATACGAATGTAACACTCATCAATCCAAACTTTTTTGTTTGGTCCAGACCCCTCTGAAGGTGGTACAGAGTCATCATCGAAGCTGAATCTTGCCAATCTTTCCTCATTCATCTCTGCTTCTGATTGGTCATAGCTTGGTATGTCATTAACAATCTTTGGATCATATCCTTCTGCAATCAAATCGCTTACAGATTTTTTGACCCTATGACATACAAAGTCTGCATCTTCTAGTGATGGTGCTCTGCGTGAAACTAAAAATTCTTCTGGTGGTACTGCCATAACTCTGACCTGTCCACTACTCTTGTAAAATTTGGCTTTAACATCGTGTTCTACAACTTTTGGGCTTACTAAAGTGCCAAAATCATCTGTGACTGCTTTTTGTACGACTGTCTCTGTGTGTTCTATAACTTCATAGTTGTCGTTAGCAAGTATAGATTGATACTCAATCTCTGTTAGATTTGTGTAAGTTTCTGTAAATACTTCTTCTTTTTCTTCCCAAAAATGCTTGATAACACCTGTTTTGCTTATAAGTGCATCCTTGAAGGCATCATAAAGGACCTTAAAGCCGTTATTTTGGCGATTAAATACATAGTTGCAGTAGTCGGTAGCTTGTTGTGCCATTTCGACATCTTCTGGTCCTTGTGGCTCAAACTCTGCTATGTTGTTATGTGTTGTAAAAATACGCATCAAAGATGGCATAATATACTCGACAGTATCTCTTACATCTGTTGTGACGATTTCTGATCTGCCATCGATCTCGTTTCCAAACTTCTCACCAAGATAATACTTCATCGATTCTTCTCTTTGATTGGACAGTTCTGTGTTTGCGTAACCAGTTGCCCCGTATATCTCAGAGTTTAGTTGCGAGACCAATTCATCTTCAGTCATTTTTCTTGGTTTTTTTGCCATTTTTTGCCTTTAGTGTTTCTAATTCTTTTTCTGCTTTCTCGAGTCTTTCCTCTACTTCTAGTAGTTTGAGTGCCATTTGTGCAGGGGATGCTATTAGATTAGCCATTATTTAAGTCTGAATCCTCTTTTTCTTGTTCCGGGATTGACTTCGTTTCTACCAGGTTTTCTTTTAATTTTGGTCATTTGTTTTGGTTTCTTCTTACCAAACCCATGAAATTTGCTACCTGCTGTTTTTCTATTTTTAAATTTTAACATTTTGTCTCCTAAACGATTGCGACATCTGGTCCTAGTCTACCTTTACTATTCCACTTAGATGTCTCTGTTGTACTGTGTCTTAGACTCATAACTGCATATCGTGTAGCAGACATGATGTCATCCTTAATTTTTACGATTTTGCCATCTTTACGATGATATAACCTGTATTCCTCAAACCAGTCATAACAGGTGTTGAATACTTTAAATCTGCCCTGCTCCATACGAGACAGCATATCCATGATCCCTGCTTCTACTGAGTTGCCGCCTTTCTTCTCACCTAGTGCAGGTGGATTCTCGAAGTGAAATGGCAACATATTGACATGAGCATCACGATATTGTTCTGCTAATGTTACTCCTGACCCCTTATCGTGTTGATATCCATCATGCGGCCATACAACAGGTATATAATGACTGCCATTCCTGTCATTTATGTGTCCTGCATGATAATCAGGTGTTTGTTTCGACATTTTGTAGGTATCGTAGATGTATACAATATCTTTGTCTCTATCCCATGCCACCCATACTACTGCTGTAGGGTGGTCATATCCAAAATCGAGACCTGCAATCCGGGGGTAATGAGAGGGTATGATAAATGGCTCACAGGTCAAACTGTCCTCATCAATCGGAAATACGAGCCCACTTCCGATCATTGGTATGCCCTTTGACCTCATATCTCTCTCGTGAGGTGGTAGGGCTTGTAAAATCTGCTCTTTCATGTCATCGGTTAGGTGCTCTGCATCTTCCCAACCTGCTGTAATCAATGACTGTCTAGCTTTTAAATTCGATGTAAAGTTCTGCACGACCTCTGTCATGCCTGATTCTGGGGTAAATGTCATGTATACCTGACCTTTTTTGTCAAGTGTTCTGGTTATACATTGAGAGTAGATGTCTTGTGGTGGTTCTTCATCGAGCCATATAAGATCGATACTCTCCCCCATAAATTTTTCAGCACCCATTTCGTATGCTTTGAAGGCAACACGAGACCACCCACCTGTTCTATGTTTTACAAGCACCGATGAATGTGCATTTGGCACACCTGGTTTCCTTGTCGTCTCTCCTATGAGATGTTTAGGAATAGACCCCTTCCCCTTATCTCTTGGGTTGTCCGGTTGCCCAAATAGTTCTTTTTGGCAGATATCTCGTGTGGTTTCATTACTTGCACCACATACCCATGCTTTTATGGGCTCTTTGTACCTTTTGCCTTTCCACCATTTCGGATACTCGCCAGTTAGATGGATAGCCATCTCCATAGCCCCTACATAGGACTTGCCCACCCTGTTTGCTGCCATCAGCAACCTTTGGTTTGCTTCTGATCCACTTTGATGAAATCTTTGTTGAAACTGGTATGGCTCGTAGTAGTTGAGCCGATTGGTCTGCTGCCGAGTTTTTAAGGTGGATATTATTTCTTCTATTCTTTGGTTTTCAGTAGACATAGTTATCCACATCCTATTGTAAGGATTTTTTTTCTGATTACAACTACATATTGTGCTTTAGATCAAAACGACCACTAGATGTTGTGTATCAAATATATACTCTATTTGCCCCAAGAGAATATGAATAGAACTATATATATTATAACAAATGTGCGTGGGGGTTGTGCCTTGTTCATTTTATTCTGTTTTTTTTCATCGGTCCGTCAATCAATCGAATATTTCCGGGGCCATCTAGATTTTATTGGCGGGTATAGTATACATCTATGTACGTTTATCACACGTTGCATTTTCACCATACAAACAACACAAAAAGACAAATAACAATAAATATATCTTCTTATATGTCTTACTGTATATGCTTATTAGATCAATAGGCCGTATATAAAGACTTTTGGCCGATTTCTTACGGGCCAATAATTAGATAATATTAGCTATTTTTTTTATTTGACCGGTAAAAAGATTTGACAATGATTTTAACATCGTATATATTGATTATCAGAATGTTACATATAAATAAAATCTTTAGAGATGGTGAAGAAAAATCTCTTAAACAATATGCAGTTATTAAAATATCTACTGCTAAAGACGAAGACGGGAACGTGGTAGCAGCTCAACATATCTTTTGTGATGATGCTCATATATTTACGGATGAGTCTTTAGCGGATAAATTTTGTGACCATGCCAACGAAAACGAAAAACTAAGTTATCAATGGCGGGTCATTGAGTTTACAATAGATATTTAAATAACCGGGTAAGAGAAGGCCGCTAAATGCGGCCTTTTTTTGTTTTTATATATTAATCTAAAAGTATCATGTATTCATTAGGAAAGTATTTTTTAAACCAAGATAAACCCTTAGCTTGTTTTTCCCATAATTGCATCACTTCCGCACCTATGATTACATCATAAACACTTAGAGCAAAGTTGGGAATCTTTACTACTTCACCGGTAAATCTGTTAGGCGTTTTGACCAAACGTGTAACAGGTTCATAAATAACCATATCAGAAAATGGCATCGGTATTTGTTTGTCATTATATATTATTTTTCTCATTGTTTTTACCTCGTTTTGTTAAAATTTTGTGATACTTGTGACCGCCAAGCTATAGCATGAGGATATGTTTTTATATCAGTAAGTTTATTAAATACTGATTTTTTCATATCGTAGTAAAATGGCCCTACAGTCTCATCCATAATTTTACAATAGACTTTTCTATTTATCGGGTCATAGTCAATAAGGCCAATAAATGCTAATATCTCATCCTTGTATTTACAAGCGGCATAAACTACATAGCGGTCCAATTCTACATTATTAATAATATCACCTCTTTCATAAGTAATATTATGATCTATAACTTCTAAACCCAGATCATCTTTGAAAACTTCTAAAGGTTTAGGTTTTACGTTGTAATTAAAGCTAATAGTACCCATTTTTTTTACCTCGTTATATGTTTAATAATATGTCTAGCTGCATTAATACTATAGAAATGCCAAATAAAAGCATAACTGACAAAATAGCACCTAGTATTATTTTTGTTATTTCTAAAATTGATTTAATAAATATCATTTTAAAACCTCAATTATCTCTTTTTGTTTATTTCCTAATGTGTAACAGATCATGCAATCTTTACATTTACCGGTACAATTAGGCCTAATATTGCTATTTTTTGTTATTACGTTGAAAGTTTTATCAAAATATAATGGCGGTTTTTTTATTGGTGCATTAAATTTTGAATTACTAAAAATTAATATTAAATTATCTGGTTTTTCATTGTCTTTAAAATGATTTTTAATTAGATCATTTCTTTTTGTCCATAATGTAAAAGTTACATCCGGGTTTTTTTTGCATATATTCATGAAGTTTATTAAATGAATATTGTTAATTAATTCCCCGTGACTATGGAATCTTATGACCCTAGTGTTAAAAAATTTAGGCAGTAAGTCATAATCTATAATAGACTTAGATAATTTATCGCTATTGTGCTGCCATCCTATGCCGTTACTTTTCCATCTTTTTATCTGTTTTTGACTATAACAACGGCCTTTAAAACTGCATTTATTTATGCAGTAGTCATTTGACATAGTATTAGTGTTAATACTGTTAATGTCTTCCATTTTCCCATTACCGCTTGTTAGTTTTATATATTGTGTATTCATAATAACATCCAATATTTGTTAATTGTCTTATTATATATCTATAAATATGATGTTGACAAGGTAAAATTATCATTTATGTTATAAAAATATATGATACAAAAAAAAATAGATTTTTCTATTTTGTGTGAAATTTTGCTTTTTTTCAGGAAAGATACCATTCGACTATAATTGTCTGGTTTTCATGGCCTGGTCTGAATGGTATAGCCGCACATCCCTGTGCTTTTATGAGGAAACTAATTTAGTCTGCTCTTTATATATGCTATACCAAATCGTTCTTTATCGTTTGGAGTGAATACTTTGGAATCTAGGCCATATTCATGCCTGATCTTATTAATTTTATTACAATAACAATTCCATTCCTCGTTGATCTGGTCCTCATGTTGCTGCTTAAAATCGTTTGTATAACTCATTTCATTACCTCATTATCTATAATCTTCTGGAATCGTAGTCTTGCGTGTATAGTCTTTACAGTTGCGGCCACCTTTATTATTACTTTTATCCACGTCAGGTATCCATGCGGGATCTGGGTCATCGACTAATTTATGGACTGCCCGAACCCCCTGTTCTTTCAAATCACGTTCAACACATCGGTTGTCTATATCATCGATGTATAAATTTTCATTTATCCACGAAAAATGTTTGATCGAAGATTCTGTATACTTTCTAGTCACTCACTTATCCTCTTTTTTGCCCCATTTCTAACACTTCGAGTGTTAATTTCTGGCTCATATAATCAGTAATGTTGAAATGGTCTTGTATTTTTTTTTCAACATCCCATTTGTCAATTAATGATATAAAGCCCTTTTTCTTTTTCTTTACTATTTTAGTAAATTCATTAAATATAAATTGTGTTATCAAATACTTATTTTTTTTGTTCACTCTTGTCTTCATTTACTTATCCTCTTTTACAATTCTATATGGCTCATCGTTTATGAAACCACTATCTACACAATCTACTTCTTTACCATGTTCAATAAAATGTTGGACTATATCCTCATCACAACCGCTATATGTCTTTATCTCTTTGGTAAATTCATCATCAAGTTGTTCATCAGGTATCTCGTAGATAGTTTCTGACCATGTGTTTACTTGTATTCTCATTTAGTTATCCTTTTTTAATTTATTGTCTCTTTCTTGCTTAGAATCAAACCAATGTTCCTCTATATTGTCATCATTGCTTACAACATATAGACCGAATCTATGGTTTGGATATTTTTTAATATGTTCATTGTCAAATTCATCATGCCATTCTATTCTTTCGTATGTTTTGGGTAGTTCATGATTCACTTGAATATTATTTTTATATATTATTACACTCATTTACTTATCCTCTTAATAATCTACTTGATCTTCCCAATCAGAAATACATCTGATAGTTACTTTCTCATCTCCCATATAGCCCTCTCTCATAACTTGGTCTGTATGATTAAACATGGTTTTCAAAAAGTTTTCTAACTCATAAAAATTATAAGTACCTATTACCTCTGTTTTTTCCTGTGGTTTTTTCAAATCTTCCCACTTTTCTTTTTGTTTACTCCATTTCCTATATTTTGTAGTTACTCTTATTAGTTTTACGTTTCTTATTGTTATACTCATATCATCCTCTCTTTAGTTAGTGGTAGATTGTAATTCACTAGCTCACCGACTAGAAGTTTTGCATTTCCATTTGCAATAGCAATAATGTCTCACTAGTAAGATATTGTTGCCAACTAAAATTAGTGTGTCATTACAACCTACCTGTTTCTAATATAACATCACATATTGGATGTGTCTAGCATTTTATCTACTTCAGCGATACATTGTGCTTTTTGATCTTCTGTAAGCATTTTAAATGCGGTTCTGCCTATATGATGTTGTTTACGACTTCTCAAACTAGCTATTTCTTTGTTTTTATCGTAATATCTTCTTCTTATTTTCCTTGCGGCCTTTGGATTTTCGGCCATCCATTTATTTGCTGCCATGTTCTCTCCTAATTAAAATGGTATATCGTCTTCCGGGTCACCATATTTAGCTTTGTGATAAGCATTTTGTTCTTTTTCATAATCTGACATATGTTTGCTTTTCGGTTTGAAATTATCACCAACTGAATGGTATGGCTTTGGGCCACCCTCTTTTTTGGACTCTAACGGCTCAGATACCTTGAGTTTCAAGTAAGAACCTCCGCTTTTAGTTATGTTTTTCCAAGCCGCAATAGAATAATTTACACCATTAAATACAATATTGCCTTTCATGTCCGGATGTGAGTCTCTCTCTTTATATGAGTTAGAGAACAACGATCCTTCCATTTCTTTATGTTTGAAATCACTCATTGTCATCTCCATAAATTAAGTTGATTTTGTGTTCACCTTTGAATACATCTGGCTTATCTCTCAAACTCCCTTTACCTAATAGGGCAAGTGAATATTCTTCTAAAAGGGATAGCAGATAGTGTTCAAATTCTACGTTACGTTCAATCTCCCAAATTCTAGTGCCATTCATGGACCATGACACTAAATGTGTCTTATCTATCTGAATACCTAATGAATTTAAGATGTACTGTTGTAGTGATACTTGTGCTAGATATACCTTTGCTTTTGCAAATTCATGTGGCTTTTTAC